GGCTCTGACCAGCGTTCGCGGCATCGTCACCTATGACGTGGCCGTGCGCGATCCCAAGAGCTTCGCTGCCATCCTCGACATCACCACCTGATAGGAGCCGGGGGCGGGCAACCGCCCCCCTTTTTTTGTGATGAAGGTTCTGATCTCCAGTGACTGTGCCGCACGAGGTGCATACCTAGAGGCCGGCAAGACCTATGAGCTGGACTCTGACGTGGCTGCGCAGCTGATCCGCATGGGTCGCGCTGTAGAGGCCCCGGCTGAGGAGGCCAAGCCCAAGCCTGCACGCAAGGCCAAGACCGATGCCGCTGACTGAAGACCTCGGCGTATTCCTCAACGATTTCGGCGTCAGCTGCACGGCTGGCGCCGTTACTGCTTTGGGGATCCTCGACATGCCGAGCGAGGTGGTAGCCGGCGGCATGGTGCTCAGCACTGACTACACGCTGACCGCCAGGGCGTCGGACTTCGGCAGCTTGAAGTACAACGACAGCATCACGGTGGCAGGCACGGCCTACACCGTGCGTGAGACGCGCCTGCTCGATGACGGTGCGTTTGTTGAAATCGGCCTGCAGAAGACATGACCCGCCGCGAACGCATCCTGGCTGCCATCCGCACGGCGCTGACCGGCACCGCGCAGGTGGGCACGCGCATTTACCGCAGCCGGGTGGAACCGCTCAGCCGCGGTGAGGCGCCGGCGTTGGTGGTGGAACCGCTGCAGGATCAGGCTGCGCAGAACACCGCGTTGCCAACACTGGACTGGAGCATGACGGTGCGGGTGAGCGTAATTGTGCGCAGCATCGTGCCCGATCAGGCCGCTGATCCGATTGTGGAAGACATGCACACAAAGCTCATGGCCGACCTAACGCTGGGCGGCTATGCGATGGACATCCAGCCACAAGCAGTGAGTTTTGATTTCGTTGAAGCGGATCAACCTGCTGGCGTAGTGATGTGCGATTACGTGGTGAGATACCGCACCAGCGTGACTAATCTGGCGAGTGCGTGATGGCTACGATGATGGACGAATACCACGGCCAGGGCGGGAGCTATCTGGTCGATGCCAAGACCGGAAAGCGGAAGCTCGTTGAGCGCACCGAGCCGGCTCCCAACCCCACACCTGAGGTGACCAGCGATGCCGCTCCTGTCTCGGAAACGCCTGATTCTGGCGAAGACTGAAACCACCTACGGCACCGATCCGATTCCTACCGCCGGCAGCAATGCTGTGCTGGTGCGAAACATCGAGGTGACCCCACTGCAGGCTGATGTTGTCACCCGTGACATCATCCGCCCGTATCTGGGCAACTATGAACAGCTGCTGGCCAACCAGCGCGTTGAGATCACCTTTGAGGTTGAGCTGGCCGGGTCGGGAGCCGCTGGCACTGCTCCGGCCTATGGCACGCTGCTCAAGGCTTGCGGCCTCTCTGAGACGGTGGTGGCCAGCACCAGCGTGACCTACGCGCCGGTGAGCAGCAGCTTCGACAGCTGCACCATCTACTTCAACAACGATGGTGTTCAGCACAAGATCACCGGTTGCCGCGGCACGCTGACCCTGAACGGTGAGGTGGGCACCATCCCCTTCATCTCTTTCACCTTCACCGGCATCTACAACGCTCCGACCGATACGGCTGCTGGCGCTGTGACCTACGGCAACCAAGCCACACCGGTGCTGTTTAAGGAAGGCAACACCACGGGCTTTCAGCTGTTCAGCTATAGCGGCTGCCTGCAGAGCGTTTCGTTGGATCTGGCCAATGAGATCCTCTACCGCGAACTGGTGGGCTGCACCAAGTCGGTCAACATCACCGACCGCAAGCCCAATGGCACTGTGGTGATCGAGGCGCCCACCATCGCAGCGAAGGATTATTGGACCATCGCTGTTGGTAACAGCACCGGAAACCTCACTTTCCAGCACGGCCAGACCGCCGGCAACCGTGTGACATTCACGGCGCCGACCGTGGACATCGCCAACCCGTCCTACACAGATCAGGATGGCATTCAGATGCTCAGCGTTCCTTACGTTGCGATGCCGACCGCGGCGGGCAATGATGAGCTGAGCCTGGCCTATACCTAAGCAGGAGCTACCGCATGGCGTTTGTTCTCAAGCAATCAGACACCTACAGCTGGCCGGTCACGTTTGAGGTTCCCACCGATGGTGGCCGGCATGAGCGTCAGACGTTTGATGGAGAGTTCAAACGCCTTCCCCAATCCCGCATCCGCGAGATGGGCAAGCTGATTGAAACCAATGAGATCACCGATGTTGAGGTGGCCTCTGAGGTGATGGTGGGCTGGAAGGGCATCACCGATGACAACGGCAAGGAAGTGCCATTCAGCCAGAAGGCACTTGAGCAGCTGATGGAAGTGCCGCTGCTGGCCACGCAGGTGGTTGCGGCTTACTTCCAGAGCCTGAGCGGGGCCAAGCGAAAAAACTGACAGCCGCCGCGGAGCATTGGGCACGCGGCGGTGAGATCGACAACACCGCAGATGATGCAGCGGTGTTTGGGATTGCGGCTCCCGACACTGATGGCGTCAAGGCGTTTGAAGTGTGGGAGGAGAACTGGCCAGCGGTGGAGATGTTCATGCGCTGCCAGACGCAATGGCGCACCAGCATGGGTGGGGCCATAGGGCTGGACTATGGCGCGCTGGAGTGGCTCCTTAGACTTTATGAAGTGAAGGATCAGCGTTCAGTGCTGGAGGATCTGCAGGTGATGGAGGCCGCAGCCCTGAACGTGCTCAACAAAAAGGAGAGCTAGCCATGGCGATGAACATGAGCGCTCTCCTGAACATCACGGCCAACGTCAAAGGCCGTGAGCAGATCGAGCGCCTTGGCAACAGCCTGCAGGGCGTGCAGGGCAAGGCCAAGAACTTGGCGGCCAGTTTCACCAGCCTGAGAGGTGGCCTAGCTGCCATCGGCGGCAGCGTGGCTGTGGCCGGCTTCAGTGCCATCGTGAAGAAAGCCGTTGATGCTGGTGATGCGCTGTACAACATGCAGCAGCAAACCGGCATTGCGGCAAAGGAGCTCACGGGTATCGCCAACGCTGCCAAGCTGGCGGACGTTGATACAGGCACCCTGATCAAGGGGATGACAAAGCTGAACGTGGCGTTGGTGAACGCCGCGGCCGGCAATAAAGACGCAGCGGCAAAGTTTGCAGCGCTGGGTATCAGCGTGAAGGGTGCAGACGGCCAGCTGCTGACTGCTGACAAGGCACTAAAGCAGGTGGCTGATCGCTTTGCCGACATGCCTGATGGTGCTGGCAAGGCTGCTGCTGCGGTCGCGTTATTTGGTAAAGCAGGCGTTGCATTGATCCCGCTGCTGAATGAAGGCGCAGCAGCGATGGATGAGTTCACATACAAGATCAGCGATGACTTCGCCGCGCGATCTGATCAGTTCAATGACACGCTTGCGATCCTTGGCATCAAGGCGCAGGGCTTTGGCCTAGAGCTGACTGATGCGCTGCTGCCGGCGTTGCAGTCAATCCTTGAGGTATTTAGCGAGCTGTTCAATACAAAGCAGGATTGGACTGCGCTGTTTGATGTCATCAAGGTTGGCATTCGCGTTGTCGCATCCGTGCTGCTTGCAATGGTCAAGCTGGTCGATGAGGCGGCCCGGCAGATTGTGACCTTCGCTCAGGTTGTCACGCGCACTATGCGTGGCGACTTTGCAGGTGCGTTTGAAGCTGGCCAGCAGTTTGTCGGCGGTTTCACGCAGCGCTTCCAGACCAGCATGGGTCAGTTTCAGCGTATCTGGACTGATGCCGCCAGCCCCGGCACTGGTATGCGACCGGGCGGCAGGGGCTATGAGGCACCCGATCAAAGCGGCGCCGCAGCGGCCGCAGCACGCGAGGCAGAGCGCGCCCGGCGTGAGGCAGAGCGTGCCGCAGAGCAGGCTGCCAAGGACTACAACACCGCGCTGGAGCGCAGCGTGGAGATCGCTGCAGACCTGCGCTACAAGATCCGCGACCTTGGCCTGCAAACGCAGGATCTGGGCGCTGTGGGCCTCGATGCCATCGGCAACAAATACCAAGGCGCACTCAACGACATTGAGAAGTCGCAGGCTGAGATCTTCCAGCAGATCCAGGACCTAGTGGATCTTTCCGGCGGTCAGCTGAAGTTTGAGGGTCTCCAGCAGTTGGCAAAGGACTACCTCAACGCACGTTCTGCCATGGCCTCGGCTGAGCGTGATGCTGCAGTGCAGAACCTTGCGCGGCAGGAAACTGGCGTGATGACCGGGTTAATGAAGGAATCCGGCACGCTCACCAATGACCAGCTGCGTCAGCTGGAGATCAATGAGCGCCTGCTGGAGATCCAGCGCGAGTTCCCCGATCTTTACGCGCGCCAAGCCGATGAGATCCGCAGGCTTGTGGAGTTGTCTGCTGGCCTGACCGAGCAGCAGCAGAAGATCAAGGATGCCGTCATGCAAGCCGGCGAGGCCGTGCAGAGCTCACTGGCCAATGCCATGAGCAGCGCTGTGACGGCGGTGGTCACGGGTGTCGGCAGCATCAAGCAATCGCTAGGCGACATGTTCAAAAGCATCGGCCAAGCGTTTGTTCAGATGGCCGCGCAGATCATCGCCAAGATGCTTGTCATGGCCGCCGTGGGCGCCATCCTCAAAGCGCTGGGCGTTCCGATGCCCGGTGGTGGCGGTGGCTTCAGCATGGACAGCACGCCCCTTGGCGCTGGTGGCGGATCCGTGGGTGGCATCGGCACTCTGGGCCCTAACTTTGGCCTGCCTGCACGCGCCAATGGCGGCCCGGTGGCGGCACGCCGGCCGGTGCTGGTGGGTGAGCGTGGCCCTGAGGTGCTGGTGCCTGGCAGCAGCGGCAACGTGATGAACAACGACAAACTGCGGGAGGCCATGGGTGCATCGCCTACACAGCGCGCTGCAGCACCGATGCTGAGCATGACCTTTGAGACCACTAACATCGGCGGCACGGAATACGTAAGCCGTGATCAGCTTGAGGCCGCCATGCGCGAAACACGCCGCGCAGCATCACGCGATGGCGCCAAGCGTGGCATGAGCATGACCCTCGATAGACTGCAGCAGAGCCCATCTACCCGGACCCGTGTGGGGCTGCGCTGATGAGCACACCATTCCCTGAGATCAAACCCACAGGCCGGTCTTTCAAGCTCGGCACGTATCCAACCAAGGTCTACCGGGCCTTGTCTGGTGCCACGGTAAAACGCAGCTTTGGCAACCGGGCCACCGGCTTTGAGCTGCAGCTGGACTACCAGAACGTGGGCGACAGTGTGATCGCTGCGCTGCTGGCGCACTACACCACAACCTCCGGCGGCTTTGCCCGTTTCACCGTGCCTGATGTGTTGTTCTCTGGCATGGACAGCACTGTGCGCAGCTACATCCAAGCGCCGGTTGGCATCCGCTGGGAGTATGCAGACGCACCGGCTGTGCAGAGTGTCTTCAAGGGCATCAGCAATGTGCGGATCACGTTGCTCGGGGAGCTGGATGGATGAGCGACATTCGCATCTGCCAGTTCTTCAAGCTGCGCACCACTGATGGCGTCACCCATCGCTATCAGAACTACTTTGTGGGGCAGAACGCCAGCCTGCAGAGCGAGAGCTACGCGTTTGCACCGTTCCGCGCAGACGGCTCACTGGCAGCGCTGAACGGTGAAAACCAGCAGCTGCAAGTGCTGTTCCCGCATGTGGATTTCGCGCTGGTGTTGGTAGAGCGCGGTGATGGCAATCGCCTGAGCGAGCTGGAGTTGACCACGGCCTGGCTCAATGCCACCGGCGCCATCACCAACACCGTCACCGATTACTTCATCGGCCTTGGCGCCAGTTTCAGTGACACCACCATCGAGCTGCGTTTCAGGTCAGCAGTCGACAGCGTTGGCTCCAGCTTCCCGGCGCGCACCTTCACGCGCGATCTGGTGGGCCCGCTGCCACTCAACGCAGAGCTCTACCTGCGATGAATGATCTGGTGGGGTTGCGCTATGGGTGGGGACAGCGGCCCGGTGATGGCAGTGGCCAGACTGATTGCTTCCAGCTGGTGTGCGAGGTGCGCCACCGGCTGGGCCTGAGCGATTACCGCGAGCGATTTGCGTGGGTCTATGACCGCTACAGCGAGAAAGACTTCCCGCGTGGTCTGCTAGCCCGCTGGCTGCTGCGCCATGGCACCCGCTTGCATCGCCCATGGCACGGTGCTGTGGCATTGCTACCGGCCACTGCAGGCGGTGCGCTTGGCGCCTGCGTGGATGACCGGGCCATTTTTATCGGTGCGGGGCAGAATGTAGTGCAGGCGCCTCTGCCGGCTGGCGTAGGGCATTTCTTCTGGATGGAGCAATGATGCGGAAGCTGCTGCCCTATGAGCATGAACTGATCGAGATCCTGCGCGTCAGCGAGCAGGAGTATCTCGACTTCATTGCTGCGCAGCATGACTTCACGCGTTCGCCTGAAGAGAAGCTGCAGGAGCTGCGCGGCGATCCGGTTTCTGCCGTGCTGGCAGTGGTTGGCATCCTGTTTTCGGTGGCGAGCGTGTTGCTCACACCAAAACCGGACCTGCCATCTGCGGCAGCAACAGGCCGCACGCGCCGTGAGCAGGTATTTGCGCCGCGGTTTGGCTTCAACACGGCACAGGAGCTGGCCAAATACGGCGAACCGGTCAACCTGATCTACACCAACATCGACGACAACGCTGATGGTGGTGTGCGTGCTGCCGCATCACTGATCTGGTCTGCGGTCCACTCTGAAGGCTCCAGCCAATACATGCAGATGCTGCTGGCGCTTGGTGCCGGTGACATTCAAAGCATTGCACCGGGCCGCACAGCTTTTGGACAAACAGCCATCCGTCAACTGGCAGACAAAAAGACCTGGCTGTATTTCGGCAATAGCAAGGTGCTGCGTTTCACAGATCTGATCCGTCCGTTGGGCGATACCAATGATCCAGTCCGTCTAGGACAGGCTGATGGCGCAGCGGTGTATCAGGCCAACCTGATTGGCGATCAGATGGCTGAGGGTTTCAGCCAGGCGTTTTCGCCAACCACGATGACGCGCTGCGGGATTTATGCGCCGATCCCGATCCAGGTCAACTACATCGACCGAAAGAGCGATGGCGGAGGCGTAAGTGCTCCGCTTGGCATTGAGATTGATGGCCTAAGTGCCCAGTGGCCGCGCAATGTATTTGACGATTCGCGGCCAGTCATCCCGGTAGGCGAGCAGTTCATACTGGTATTTAAGGCGCTGCCGAGTGGGAGCGCGAGCGATGTGCGCCAGTCGGCTTCAGAATTGCGCCGTCAGTTGTCTAGCTACATCGACGCTGCTAGCACTTACAAGCTCGGCAGTGCAATGTTCCGCGTTGCAAAGCCCATCAAGAACGTGGAGCTGGATGACGGCACCATGCGCGTGGTATTTGAATGCACCAAGGCTGGGGTTTGCCCGCGGGAGGATTACGGCACAGAGAACTTTAAACGCAATGGCGTTGAAGCCGAGCAAGAGATCGTTCAGTTGCGTGAGCGCGTCACCGAACTGGATCGCCTGCTGACTCTTAACGAGCCCATCCTCAAGCCGGGAATTGGAGACAGCCTCAAGTCACGGCTGAAAGAGATCCGCGAGTTAAAGGATCTGATTGACGATCTTTCAGACCGCAAGTGGACATCAAAGGAGCTTGATGACCTGCTCAATAACGCTGAGCTATACGACCCGGTGGTGGTTGAGTATGCGCAGCGTGTAGATGACCTGCGCGAACGACGCAAGCAGCTGCAGGACAACATTGAAGATGAGCTTGAGAAGGATAAAGACAAGCGAAACAAGAACAAAATCCAGCAGTGGCGCAGTGAGAAGCGTGAGTGCAACAAGCTGCTCAAACGCGCGCAGGCCAAACTCGATAAGGCGTTCCAGCAGTACGGCCTCGCGGATGGCGTCATCCCTGGCCGCGGCAAGACGCTCAAGCAAGAAAAGAGGTATCTCAACGCACGCGAAGAAAAACTCACTGAAGAAATCGCCGATCTGACATCAAAGGCGAACAACCTTGACCTAGCGGCAATGGAGTCCCGCAACAGCGGGTGGCGCAGTGAGCGTGATGACAAACGCGACAGGATCGCCAACCTTGAGAATTATCTGAAGAACCCCGAAGCATGGAACGATTGGTTCAACACCAAGTGTCTGGTGAAGATTGAAGAGGCCGCCTACGACACCATCACCAATTGCCGTGTTGTTGACTTCGCGCTGAAGGCACGGGTGTTCAAGCGCATCCAAGGCCGCGCCAAGGAGTACGGCAAAGTCACAATGGAAAACTACAAGAACAGTGATAACGGCATCAAGCTGCGATCAATGTTCTTCTGGGTCATGTACCGCCGTGGCGTCGCAGCGTGGTCTCGCGTGCCCTACATCTTCACAATTCGCAGAGGGGCCGACGTTGATAACTTCATCTCGCTGAAGTTCATCGCAGGTGACAATGACGGCGGCTGGCAGTTCAGGTTTGAACCCATCGCTGAGACAGCATCCGAAATGATCACCAACGGCTTTGCTGACTTCGCCTACATCGAGAACAGCGGCGATGTTCAGACCATCAGCGGGCCTGCTGGCGGACAGTTCACTTTCCTTGGCTCTGTACGCAACCGCAGCGGCTACAAAGCACCGCTTAACCGCAACCCATCAGAGGTGGATGAGTGGGGGCTGTTCTCGATGCGCTCCGACACGCAGATCAATTTCAGCTTTGACAACGGCCCAGAGCTCAGCATCATGGCCGTCACCGAGCAGCGTGTGGAGTCGTTTAGCACGTACCCGCGTCTCTACAACGGCCTGACCCTTCTGGGCTTCAACGCCTACAGCGGCCAGGGCATTCAAGACCTGCGATCCATCACGGCCTTTGTTGATCGTGGCAAGCGTGTGCGGCGCCTGCGTGATGACGGCACCTACCCGACGACCCCGGATGGCGCTAGCAGCTACGCGCCTGACATCTTCCTCGACACCATTCTCGACGCGCAGAACGGCATCGGCCGCTTCGCCAAGATCGGCGGCATCGACCTCAAAGCATTGGCACTGGCCAAGCGGTTCTGCCAGCGCAACGCGCTGTTTATGGATGGCGTGATCGCAGACCAGACTGCATGGCGTCAGTTCTGGGCCGAGACCGCACCATTCTCGCTGCTGGAGCTGGGCCGCATCGGCGGCCGTGAGACCCTGATCCCTGCCATCCCTTGCGATGGTGCAGGCAACATCACCCGTTCGGTGCCGATTTCAGCGCTGTTCAACCAAGGCAACATCCTTGAAGACAGCTACCGCGAGGAGCTGCTGGACTTTGGCAGCAACGTGCAGGATCTGATCGCATCGGTCATCTACCGAGAGACGGAGCAGGATGAATCTTTCCAGCGCAATCGCAGCGTTGAGATCAGCCGCTCGGATGTGACTGAGGCCAATGCGATTCGCCAGACCTTTGACCTATCGGCCTATGTGACCCGTCGCAATCAGGCGATCCTCTACGGAAAGCTGCTCTGCAATCAGCGCCGCTTTGTGCGGCGTGCCATTGAGTTCCGTACCTTCCCAACCGACATGCCACTGGCGCCTGGCGCCTACATCTATGTGGCCATCGGTCAAAACCAATGGGATCAGGTGAGCACCGGTATGGTCGAAGCTGGCGGCGTACTGAACACGCCAATCGGTCAACCTGCCAATGGCAGCGGCTACAAAGCGCTGCTCTATCGCTCCGGCTCGCAGGTCACCACCGTCACCGGCGTCACCGTCTCAGGTAACACTGCAGCTGCACTGGCCAGCTATGAGGGCTGGATGTTTGTGCTCGGCACCACCATCACCCGCAAGCGTGTCTTCCGTGTAACTGAGGTGCAAATGGATGAGGAGGGTGAGGTGACCGTGAAGGCGGTGGAGCATCCATGTGAAGAGTCAGGCACCAACACCTTGAGCCTGATTGCTGATTTGGGAGATAACCTCTTCACCATTCGCTAGCCTGATTTCAGACTGGGCCGCCGTTCATGGGCTTCTACACCGGCCGTACGGGCAAACTGGAGTTCTGGGACGGTGCGGCCTACAAGCCGGTGGCCAAGATCCGCGACTGGTCACTCGAGACCACGCTGGAGCTGCTCAGTACCAACGTGGTGGACAGCACCGCGAGCACTTTCACGCCGGGCATCAAGTCGGCCACAGGTAGCGCCACGCTGCTCTACTACCGGCTGGAGCCTGGCGAATCGGCCAGCTTGGCTGAGTTCACCACGCTGCTCAGCAAAATCCACAAGGTGGGTGAGATCACCACGGCCGACCGCGTGAAGCTCAAGCTGCGCGTGGGCGCCAGCAACGCTGATGACATCGAGTTTTTCGCCTACATCACCTCCGCGCAGTTGGGCGTCAGCACCGGAGAGCTGGTGTCCGTGCCGATTCAGTTCACCGTAGATGGGGACTTTGTGGCTGGCGGCGTGATCGCATGACGTTCTTCCTCGGCACTAAAGGCAACATCAGGCTGCGGCGCAGCACGTCGATCCTGATCAGTGCGCTGCAGGATGAAATCAATGCGGCTGATGTCAACGTCAACCTGAACCGCCTGGGTTTTGAGCTGGCAGGCGACAACCTGCTGACCGGTGACAAGGTAGACATCAGCACAAACGACCCACGGGGGCTGGTGTGCTTCACCGGTGCGGCATGGTCTAGCGGCACGGTTGAGGACAACATCACCGCATACGTCAACGTCAACGCCGCTGGTGGTCTGCGGTTCTTCACCAGCTTCACTGACGCCATCAACAACACGCGCGCCAATGAGCTGGCGCTCTATGCGTTTTCGGGGGCACCGATTCCCATTGAGTGCCGTGTGCGTGACGTGTCCTACAGCGTGCTCGGGAACGTCACTGACTACACGCTCTCAACTGATCGTGAGGCCATCGACGCCACCAGCTTGACCGATAAATTCCGGCAGATGTATTCCGCCGGTCTGCTATCAGGCAGCGGCACCATCAACTGCGCGTTTGATTACACCACGGCAGGGATTACCGAAACGCCATTGCTGATGCTGCAGTTGATCCAACGCCTTGAGCTTGGTAGTGCGTTTGAGTGCGCTCTCTATCTCACTGATAAATCTGTGGATGCTGGTGTGAACAATGTGTTCTACCAGTTCTCGGCCATGGTCACCCGTGCGGGCGTAGAAGTGCGCGCTGGTGACATCATCAACTCCACCATCGACTTTGTTACCACTGGCGAGATCAGGCTGTTCATCGGCAGCATCGCTGAGTTCATCCTCAAGGAAGACGATGACCGCATCAAGCTTGAGCAGTCCACGCTCGACTTCCTGCTGAAAGAAACCGAGGACTAACATGGCTTCTAGCAGTGGTGCCCTTGGAGGCTGAGCCTTGGCAGACCAGCGGATAACCCAGCTCAC